GAAAGACCTTTTAATTCTGACTTCGGTTGTAATTTAAGAGGTTTCTTATTTGAGAATATTACTGAACCTTTATTAGTAGTAATAAAAGATAGAGTGTCTATGGCGATTGAGAAGTATGAGCCAAGAGTTTCAGTAGAAGATGTTGTTGTTCAAAGTGAAGATGGTAGTAACGGCATTAGTATTATGGTTTCATTTAAAATAAATGGTGTTGAACAACCAGTATCAGTATCAACATTTTTACAAAGAGTAAGATAAGATGGCAAAGACACATAGATTAGATATTTCAGAATTAGATTTTGAAAATATAAAAGGTTCACTTAAAAGATTTTTAGCAAATCAAAACGAATTTAAAGATTATGACTTTGAAGGAAGTTCTCTTTCAATTTTATTAGACACATTAGCATACAATACACATTACTTGGCTTACAATGCAAACTTTGTAGCAAACGAAATGTATATGGACACAGCACAATTAAGATCAAGTGTTGCGTCATTGTCTAAACTAGTAGGTTATGTACCTAACTCTGCTAGAGCACCAATCGCTGATTTAAAATTAGTAATCAATGATGGTACAGGATCATCAATTACAATTCCTGCAGGTACAAAATTTACTTCATCAATAGATGGTTTAACTTATACGTTTGTTTCTGTAGCAGATAAAGTTGTACAACCAGTTGATGGTATTTACACAGCACAAAGTTTAGAAGTTTACGAAGGTACATATGTAACATACAATTATACAAATGATAGTGATGACATAGACCAAAGATTTTTAATACCAAGTGACAGATGTGATTCAACTACAATAAAAGTTGTTGTACAAAATAGTGCTACAGATACTACAGCACACACATATACAAAAGCAACTTCTATTACACAATTAGATGGCACATCAAAAGTTTATTTTTTACAAGAAGCTGAAGATGGTCAATACGAAGTGTATTTTGGCGATGGTATCATAGGACAAAATTTAGATGATGGTAACATTGTTGCTATAAGTTATGTTGTTACAAACAAAACAGAAGCTAACGGTGCAACATCATTTACATTATCTGGTTCAATATCAGGTTTCAATAATGTAACGGTTACGGTTAACTCATCAGCACAAGGTGGTGCTGAACCTGAATCATTAGAAAGTGTAAAATTCAATGCACCTAATTTTTATGCGTCACAAGATAGAGCAGTTACGGTAGAAGATTATAAAACAAAAGTAAAACAAATTTATGCTAACGTACAATCAGTTAGTGCTTGGGGTGGTGAAGACGCTGAAACGCCATTCTATGGTAGAGTTTATCTTTCTATATTACCAACAAGTGGTTCTAACTTAACAGACTCTACAAAAGATTCCATTGTAAAAGAATTAAAAAAATATTCAGTTGCTTCAGTAACACCAGTTATTATTGATCCTGAAACAACAGATTTAATTTTAACTTCTACGGTTAAGTTTGATGAAAAGACTACACCAAAAACTGCTGATACAATTAAATCAAATGTAATTACAACTTTAACAAATTACAATTCAAATACTTTACAATCGTTTGATACCGTGTTCAGATTTTCAAAACTTACTGGTCTGATTGATGATACAGATGATAGTATCTTATCAAACATAACAACAATTAAATTAAGAAAATCTTTTTTACCTACAATCGGTAGTTCTACAAAATATTCAATTAACTTTGCTAACGCATTATACAATCCACACTCTGGTCATAATACTGCTTCAGGTGGTATTTTAGAATCTTCAGGATTTAAAGTTGATGGCGATACAACAAACGTATGGTTTTTAGATGACGATGGACAAGGTAATGTAAGAAGATATAGATTAGATGGTGCTGTAAGATCATATGCTAATAGTACACAAGGTACTATAAATTATTCTTCAGGTCTAGTTGAAGTAAACTCTTTAAATGTTTCTAATATAGAAAACATTAGAGGTGCAGCTAGTACGGTTATTGAAGTAACGGTTAAACCAGATTCAAACGACATTGTTCCTATTAGAAATCAAGTATTAGAAATTGATGTTGCAAATAGTTCAGTTACGGTTGAGGCTGACACATTAGCAGGAGGCTCAGCAAACGCTGGTATTGGATATACCACAACTAGTAGTTATTAAATGAGATGGCCGACTTTAAAGATAAAATATCAAATCTTATAGAATCACAAGTACCTGATTTTGTACTTGAAGATCACCCATTATTTTTAGACTTTGTAAAAGCATATTATCAGTTGATGGAATCAGCTGAAATACAATTAACAAACATTGGCGATCCTGACGTTATAAAGTTAGAAGGATCAGCAGGTGGTTCAATTCAATTAGATGGTACAAACGTAAGTGATGATGACGATGGCGATAACATTCTTTTAGAAGATACAAGTTATGGTGACTTTATAAATGGTGAAACAATTACAGGTGCTACATCTGGTGCAACTGCTACAGTTTTAATTGAAGATGTTGATGGTGGTGCTCGTTTATTTGTAACTCATCAAAACAAATTTATAGAAGGTGAATTAATAACAGGTTCATCTTCAGCTGCACAGGCAAGTATAAGTAAGTACAGAGCAAATCCAGTTCAAAACATACAACAACTTTTAGATTACGCTGACATAGATAAAACTTTAACTGCATTTTTATTAAAATTTAGAAACTCATTTTTAACTTCTATACCTGATAGATTACATGATAATGTTGATAAAAGAAAATTAATAAAAAATATTAAATCATTGTATCAGGCAAAAGGTACAAAACGTGCAAGTGAAATATTTTTTAAATTACTATTTAATGAAGCTGCTGAAATAAAATATCCTAAAGATGAGATGTTAAGAGTATCCGATGGTAAATGGGATACTAGAAAAATATTACGTTGTTTAGCATTAGGAACTTCAGACGCTACAAATCTTATAGGTCAAACAATTACACAAGCAAACGACCCAACAGATACAAATGTAAACGAAGCAACTGCCATAGTTGAAGACGTATTTAAATTTTTAGTTGGTGGTGTTACGGTTACAGAATTAGTTTTAGGTGATGACTCTGTAAATGGTACGTTTGTTGATGGTCAAACAATTACAGGTACAGACAATACAGATTCAGATGTACTAGTTTCATTAACGGTTTCAAGTATCATAGATCAAAAGACAATTACAAATGATGGTGCATTATATAATGTTGATGATGACGTTGTTGTAACTGGTGGTGGTACAGGAGCACTTTTAAAAGTAGATACTATAGGTCCTGGACCTATACAAGAAATTGTTGTAGATGATGGTGGTACTAATTACGCTGTAGGCGATGTAATTAATTTTAGTACTGGTACTGCTTCTGCAAAAGTTTCTGTAGTTAATGGTGGTGTAACATTAGAAAGTGGTACAGGTACAGGTCAATTAATTTTAGAAGATGAAACAGGTACTGATGATCCTTACCATGGAGATAAAGTTGTACAAGAAAGTGGCACAGGTAATGGTGACATTACCGACATTAGAATGATAGACTTTGGTAATAGTTACAACTCATTACCTACATTAACGGTTACATCTTCTTCAGGTAATGGTGCAAAAGTTTTAGCATATGGTACAGAAATAGGTCGTGCATTAAAAATTAAAGTTGTAGAGGCAGGTTATAACTATGCAAATAGTCCTGCACCAACGATAAAATTACCAACGTATATTTTATATACATCTCTTTCAGGATCGCCATTAGCAGATGAAACTGCTACAGGCGCTTCAAGTGGTGTTACTGCTACGGTTGTTGAGATTGATACAACAACACAACTTATAAAATTAAAAAATCATAGTGGTACTTTTACTGAAGGTGAAACAATAAACTTTTCAGGTGGTGCTTCATTAGTTGCTAGTAAACTACAACAGGCAGCTGGTACCGTAACAGTAGCACCTATCGTAACAACTGATGGTGCATTTTTAAATGAAGATGGTTGGGTTTCAGAAAACTCAATGAAAGTACAAGATAGTTTATTATACCAAGATTATTCTTATGTAATAAAAGTTGGTAGATCAATCAACGAATGGAGAGATAGTTATGTTAAAACACTTCATAGTTCTGGTTTCTA